GACTTATTTAGTGAATACTTCATATCTTAATTCTTTCAATGAAATTTTAAAAGAACTACACCTTACAGGTATCCTAATATACCTGAGGTAGAAAACTCTCTTAAAGAGAGTGCTAGAGAGGAAAATATGTTTACAAGAGCCTATCAAATTTCACAACTTAACGCTCAAATTGCTAGACCTGGACTTCCAGATGCTAATGTAACTGCTCTAACAAATGCTAGAAACAACTTATCGTCACCATCTTTATCAGGTCTTGATGATATGTCTAGCTATTCATATGGAATTCAATCAAAAGCAAATATGATTCCATGTGATGTAGTCGAAACAATTCTAGGAAAGCTAGAAGGTTTTGAAGATATTCTTTCAACAGTAATCGACAATACATTTGGAGATTCACTTTCTTCAATAACAGATTTTGTTTCAAGTACTGGTCAAGCCATTTTAGATGCTACAAGAATTGACGAAGGTTTAGAAGCAGTAACTGATGCTGTTAAAGACTTTGCTAAACAGCTAGGAGTTCTTTCTGGGATGAATATGCCAGCATCTTCGGATGCTTGTTTAAAGGAAGTGGCACAGAAAACATATCAATACTTGCCATATGAAAAACGACAAGAAATTGATATGTTAAATTCACTATCTCAAGATGATAGACAATCAACAGTAAAGTCGATGACTAAAAATCTTGGTGCTGGAAAGTTTAACTTTTAAAGTACTGTATTGGAAGGAATATTTCCTTTGTAGTATGCGTTCTTTTGTACTTCTATCTTTGAAAAGAATCCAGCAGAAGAAATATGATGTGCAATTTTTACAATCAAATACAATCCAGATAGTAATTCATCTGGATTGTTATTAAACATTTCAATAAATCTTAAATTTACAGTATCACCAACTTCATGTTCTAAATCACCATTAATAAGAATTTGAAAAGATTTATTAAACATCTTATCCATATTTTTTGAATATGACAGAGTATTTGGCGAATATGGAACCATACTTATCTTTGGTGATATAGATTCAGCAATAGAAGCTGAAAAGTTTTCTCCAGACCCTAGAGTCTTTATTTGTGCTTGTTCTTCTTGAATTGTCTTTTTTACTGTAGTAATTGACTTAGTTGCAGGATTAAACATCTTATAAACATTTGAGTAAATATTATCATATGTCTCATTTACAGTATTAAATAGTTGAATCTCTTTGAAGTCAACAATAAAATATCTTTCTTTTTGGTTATTTGAACTAAAATTAAAAGATACTTCTGATGGAATTAATAAATCTTCTAGACCAGCAAAAACAAATCCAGAATTCTTTTCAAAAACATAGTAGTTATTGGTGAAAGAACACACGTAATTAAGTGCTTTAGTTCCCATCCATCCAGGTATTACTAAATTAAGAACATCGCTTGTTGGCTTAGCATCTACAATGTTAGGTAGATATGTTTTAACTATTTGAGATGCTGTCATATTATTAAATGAATTATAACTTCTGTTTATTCCTAATCCAAAACCATCAGATGAAATACTTTTAATAACAAGTACTGAATTGTCAGCATTTATTGCTGAGCTTTCTACTTTTCTAATTATAAAAGATTTCTTAAATTTTGTTTTATATTGGTCTACTAAAGTTATATTTAAAGTTTCACCGCCTTTAAGAGGCATCTTTCCTTTAACATCAGTAATATCATTATACATCAACTCTAAAGTATATCCAAACATCTCAAGAGTATTGTAAATTGATATCTGTTGTACTCCAGTGACATCTAGTTTATAATCATTGATGGAAAGTTCTTGAATTTCTACACCTTCATTTGACATTTGTTAAAACCCCCATCCTCTATCGTTTAAATACTGAACATCTTCTTGTTTGAATGAATCTATTTTTGATTTTGATTCTTTTCCTCCCGAATTAACAATTACTGGTGGTGGAGGAGCCATAGTATAGTTATTACCTAAATTAGCCAAAGTCTCTTTAGATGGAAGAGGAGCTTTATTTATATTCTTCATATCAGTGTTTGCAGCTTGAGATACGATATTTGGCTCATTGATATCTGCAGGTTGAACACCTTCTTTTAATTTTTTAGCATTCATTAAATCGGTAAGTGTGTTTTTAGTTTCTGAATCCCAATCATCATATTTTATCATTGCTTCAAGTTGCTTTGAATTTAAAAGAGCAACTTTATTCCAATCAGATACTTCTGAATCTCCCATCCAAGACGTTTTAACAATTCCGGCAGATTCTAATTGATTTACAAAACCAGTAGACTCTTTATCAGTTGCCATAAATGAAGACATATACTCGCCAATTGTTTCACCTAATTTAGTACCAGCTAAAGCTCCTAGTGCTCCGCCAGCAAGTCCACCTATCAATGTACCGACTACGGGAACTACAGAGCCAATTGCTGCACCTGCGGCTGCACCTGCTAATGCGCCGCCACCGGCTCCTACAGCAGTAGCTCCTACTTGAGTAGTCTTTTGAGCGGTAGTTAATTCTTGGTCTTCAGATACTTCTGAATATTTATCATAACCAGCAATTAGTGCTGAAATTGGGGCAGCTATCTTTCCTAAAACTCCTTTAGCTCCTAATTTAGTACCTATTGATTTTCCACCGGCTTTAAGTTTTCTTCCCCACTTAGAATCTCCAAGTCCACCAATACCACCTAAAATATTAGTATCGCCGTCCTTCTGATCATTCTTTTGTTCGTTTTTATTTTTAGTCTCAGACGCTTCTATTTGAGATGCTGTTTTACTTCCTAGAGCTTTCTTTTGGTCATCTAAAGCATCTCTTTGCATATATAAATATTCTTTGAAGAACTTAGTAAGGTCCGCATTCTCTAAATAAATATCCATTAGGTCATCATTCAATTCTCTATGCATATCTTTAGTAATTTCTTTAAGACCTTTAATTTCATCAACAAAAGATTCTTGATTTGCTAATACTTTTGCTTCATCTTTAGTAAAATCTCTAGATGCTTTTAGAGTCTCAGATGATTCTTCAGAAACATTAGTCAACCTCTCGTTAAGGTCAAACATATCTCTATTAAGTTCTTTTCTTTCTTGGATATCATATCCAATCTTATCTGCAAGTAGATTAAGTGCTGGTAAATCTAAAGCAATGCCCATTCCATGAATAAGTGATTTTGAAAAGTTTTTAAATGTTAATTGCTGTTTAGCAGAATCTACAATTCCACTTCCAAACGTTCTAACACCTTCTTTGATTGATTGTGTTTTAGTTTTTCCTTCTTTTCTAGACTCTTTAAAATCTTCCATAGCAAATTTAAAAGCATTTAGAGGATTAATCAAATCTTCTCTTCTATTGAGACTTTTTGTTAATCTCTTTTCTTTCATTTCTTGATTATATAATTCTTCTTGTTTTTTAAGTATTTCTTCTACTTTTTTAGACTCTCTTTTACCTAATTTTCCAAGAGTTTTTTGCTCATTGATATAGGAATCTGTCAATGCTTTAATTCTAGTTTTAAATTCCCCAGTAGCATTTGTTTGTTCTTCTAATAATATAAGTAAACGTTTATCTTTTATCTTTGAATCATTAAGAAGAGCATCAAAACTTTTTTGAAGAACTTTTAGTTGATTTTTAGCATTTATCTCTTGAATTTCTAATTGCTCATCTAATGATTTAGCAAATTTTTCCATTTCTGGTGATTTAACATTTCTCATTAGTTAGCCCTTTTATATAATGCTTGTTGCATTTCTCTTGTTCTTGCGGTAAGCTCTGTGAAACCGATAGTCAATCTTAATTTAGGAAAATTTCCATCATTGTATATTTGAAAATGTCCATCAGAATAAGAAACATCAATTGAAGTAATGGCGCATATCAAATATTTAATTAACTTAGGTTGTACTCCTCCAAATGAAATATGAAAAACATCTGGAAATTTTAATCTAGACGCAAATGAAAAAGACTCAAAATATGGCAACTTTGCTTCTTCAAGTCCTTGAATAATTTGTGATATTGAATTTGCTTCGGCAGCTGTCTCCGGAATTAAGTCCCAGCTGAATTGAAATGACTTTGCTTGAACACCATTAAATAACATTGTGGCAAGAAGTGGTGTGGTTGTCCCCGTTGCAAGTTTAGCCATCTGAGCTGTAGTGTCAAATTTTTGTTCTGTTCTTACTTGTAATGAGTTTGCAATATCTGTATCTTGAATATCAGTATAGTTTATAGCACTAGAATCCGTCAATTCATTTGGAACTGGCAATCCATAAGAAGCTACTGGTGAAGTTTTCAAAAAAGTTTGATTGATATTTCTCAACTCCTCAGTCGTATATCCCATTGACTTATATCTAGTCAATACCATATACGTGCCAGAAGCATTTATATTTTCAGGAAATCTAAGAGTTGCATGTGCCATAGTAAAGTATACTCACTTTATAAGTATTTATTTTTACTCTTTGATTAAATAATGCTCTATAGTATTTTCAATATCTTCTTTATAAATATTAAGATAGAAGTCAATCTCTTTAATAAATCCAGTAGCTGAAGTTATTTGTGAATGTTTTACACCTTGAACAGTAAATTGAATTTTAGCATCAATTGTTCTATCCATATTAGGATTGTCTTCATTATTATCTATAAGATATTCAACAGAAGTTAGAACAATAGGAGTTGAAATAGTTTCTCCTAAAGGCGACTTATAATCTACATAAAGAACTTTATTATAGAATGATGTAGTGATGGCAGAAACTATGTTTGTTAAAGATGTAAGGGTGTCTGCTTTAATCCAAAGCTCATAGTTAAAATTAGTAGGCTGGTCATTATATGTCACTTGTATCTGTGTTGCTGATAGTGTTATATTTCTTCTCTTGAGAAGTCTGTTCGTCATTCTATCAATATCTATCTCATCATTTAATAACATAAGAGACATAATAGGTTTTCTGTACTTTACAGTATTAGTATTTCCGAGTTTAGATTGTAGTCTATCTGGAGTAGCAAAAAGAACAGGAATAGTGTATAATGATGTTTCATTTATACGTAACTGTAGATTTGCAAACTGTTGTAGTATCAATGCTGTATATGATTTCGATTCATCAAAGAAATTAATTATCATTTGTTACTCTTTATTTGTCTGATTAGTGTTTTACCACTTTTGTCGTAGACATTGAAATGTTTATCAGATTTAGAATACTCAACCATAACTTTACCATTCATAGGAGAATTTGCATAGTAAGCATCACCATATTCATGTTTTTTGATACTTTTCCATTTCATTGTTTTGAGTTTATCATAAATTATTTTTTCTACTTCTGTCTCTGGTTCTTCATCACTATAAACTTCCAAAATCATCTCTAAGAGTTTTTCATCCGGTTTCTCAAAGTCTCTCAATTGTAGCTTTTCGACAATCAGTTTAACCGAAGCTTCATCAACATTTTCCTTAAGTAAGAAAGCGGTTGCTATTGATTGTGTTATGTTATTCTTCCCAACAAATCTTTGAAGAATTCTTTTAAAGTTGAATAACATCTTCCAATAAGAGTCATAAGCTTCTTTTTCTTCTGGAGTAGAAGGCGATTTAAGTTTAACACCTCTATCATCAATCAATCCAAGAGAGTACGCAGGAAAATCAATCCACTTAGTGGAAATATCTCTTAAAATTTTATAAGCTAGTATGAAATTTGATACACTCATTAATTCTCTCAATCTTTTATAAGTATTTATTTTCAATAGAATAAATATTTAAAAGAAGGGGAGAGCTTTAAACATGACAAACTACATACAACTAAAATCATCCGATTTGCCAATGGTTAGAACAGAACTATTTCATAAACAAGAAGGTTCATGTGCAATATGCGGAGCTTCTATGGAAAATGAAAGAACTCATATTGACCATAAACATATGACATCTAAAGAAAATATTGGCGAGAATGGTGCTGGACTTATTAGAGGTCTTTTATGTGCTGGATGTAATTGTATGGAAGGTAAAATTGTAAACGCTGCTAAAAGATATGGGATAAAAGATTTGGAATCTTGGTTAAAAGGTCTTGTAGAATATCATAAACAACCAACTACTAGATATATTCATCCATCTGAAAAACCTAAAGAATTGAAAGTCTCTAAAAGAAATTACAATCAATTGAAAAAAGAATATCTTAAATCTGGAAATAAAAAGAAGTTTCCAGAGTATCCAAAGTCCTCTAAATTAACAAAGGACCTTGGACTGTTATTTGAAGAGTTTAAAATCTCCCCATTCAATTAGACAGTTTTATATGCCTTATAAAGGACATCATTTAAATCAGACTCTTGGATAACTTTACTCCAAAAGTCTTTATCTGATGGTGAGTCTGTTTCAGTCGTATAAGAATCTTTAAATCTATATCCTTTTGGATTTCTTGGAAGCTCTGTAATCTTATCGGAGTCAATAATACCACATTCAAGAGCTACTTCTGCTAATCCAGAGAACTTATTTACACCACCTTCAAAGGTAACAATAATATCAAAAGATGATTTCTCTTTAACAAATCTAGACTTCTCAATCTTCAATTTGAAATTAAATCCAGTCAATCCTTCTTTATCTTTCTCTTGGCTTCTTCCTACTATGACAATTGTATCTGATGAATAGTAAGCACCAGTACCGCCAGCTACTACATCAGTAGGAATAAAAGATTGAGACTGATAAGTATGTTGGATAAAGTAAGTATAAATTTTCTTCAAGTTGATGATAGGAGTAACCATTCTGAAGAAGCTCTTCATTTGTTTAGCCCTAGACATATCAGCAACTGACTTACCTTCAAGAGCATCTTCTACTTCTTTCTTAGAAGCAAGGTTACCTAAAGAGTCACAAAGAATGAATAATTTATCATCTTTAGTAACTTCATCTAACATAGACATTACGTTGAATTTCAATTCTTCAATATTTGTAACTGGAACATGAACTACTCGCTCTCTATCAATTCCAAACTTATCCAGATATTGAGTTCCTCCAAACTCTGAATCAAGATAAAGAACGATTCCTTCTGGAAACTTATCTTGGAATGCTTTTGCTAAAATTAAACCATAGCTTGTTTTGAAGTGCTTTGATGGTCCAGCAAACATAGTAACACCAAATGGTAATCCACCATCAACTCTTCCACTGAGAGCAACATTCAAAATTGGAATTTCGGTAGTGATGAAATCGCTATTATCAATATCAAATAAATTTAGATTATCTGATAATACTGAAGCACCATGATTGATTTTAATCCCTTTAATCAATCTATCTGACAGTTTTTCTTTTGCCATATTTCTAACTCCTTGTTAAGTCTATTTCTTTTTGTAATTCATGTAGCATTTTTTGTATTATTTCAGTATCAAAATGCTTAAAGAATCTCATTAATGAATGAATTTCTTTAAACTTATTTGTAAGCAATTCAAATTTAGTGAACTGCTCTTCAAATCTAACATATCTTATAGTGTAGTAAAACACATAAAATGGAATTTTTCTCTTTAAAAATAACTGATAAACTTCCATTGGTGTCGATACTTTATAATTATTTAAGAATAAAGATATCTCATTTTGATATTCAAATAAAGAATTTTTAAAACTTTCATAATCATGATTAGATACATTTATTACTGCGTTTTTATTATATATGAATATTGTTATAAGAATCCTTAAAATAATTGCAGATTTCTCATAAATTGCTAGCTCTTGTAGATTAAATTTATTCTTTTCATAAAATCTTTCGAGAGGTTTGTTGTAGGACTGAGGCAACTTAAAGTTATATTTAAAACAATCATATCCTTCTTTTTTATAAAGTAGAATTGCATAAAAAGTTTCAGTTACCTCAGTTAAAGTCATACTACACCATTCATTAATTTTTTATAGGCAATATAGTTATTCATTGAATAGCCAATCGCTTTAATTGCTTGAATCATTTCTTCTATTACTTTAAGTTCATTTTGATGTTTATACTCTTCTCTAGATAGTTCTAGGTATCTAGGAGAAGTTTCAATCATCTTCTTCAACTCAGTGGCACTCCAAGTAAATTTTGAAATATCAGTCTTTCCAGCTCGATACTCCATCATGAAATTATGAAATAATTCATCTCGTTGACAAGAACATTCAGACAGAAGTTTTAATCTATCTGAATATGCAAAGATATACTTTGACATCATTTTAGGAATGGCGATGATTTGTTTATCAATCATCGCCTCAGTAATCAAAGTATCTTCTTCAAATTTAATCTGAAGCTCTTCGATTGTCATCTTATTACATTCCTAAAGATGCTAAAAATTCTTCATCTGATAATGTTTTAGCTGATGTAGTAGCTACTGCAGGAGCAGGCTCTTTTACAGGTTCCATAACTGCCTCAGCTTTTGGTTCTTCTACTACAGCAGCAGGAGCAGCTTTCAACAACATAGCATTCATATCTTGAGTAACTGCAGGAATTTCAACTACAGGAGCTTGATATACTGGTTCTTGTTTAGGCGTCTCTGTTTTTTCTTTCTTAGGTTTTGCATCTTTAAATAAAACATAATCAAGTTGTTTTAACATCTCTTCTGATGATATTAGATTTGCATCAGAAATGAACTCATCTAAACAATGAGTAGACTCAACTAACTTTTGAGTTTCTTCCATTGAAGTAGCAATTGCTGAGAATGAATTAGTAAAATATGACGAACCCCAATAATCTGCAGGAATAGTAACAAATTTCTTATCTTTGAACTTCAAACAGATATTTTTAGAACACATCACATTAAATGGGTCAAAAACTTTCATATCAGAAGGACATCCAGATGCTTTTTTATCATCATCAGTCATCTCTTTTACTTTTTCTACTTCTTTTGGGAACATCGCTAAAACAGTTTTAGAAAGTTCAAAAAGGAAAACTTTACCATTATTTTCAGGATGTAGCTCATCTTTTACAATGAGGATATTTGTGATTACTTTTTCTGAATTTGTAAAAGCTCTACGGTATAAGTCATACTTATCTTTTACTTCTCCAGCTTCTTTAAGCTCATTATACATATCCCAACCATAATCACATACTGGACAGCTATGGTCTGAAGAGATTGTTTTAGGACACATAAACTCGGGTTTCCATCTTCGTTCTGGTTTGTCTTTACCTGGGAAATGCTTCTCCCATTGAAGTGCATGAACCTTTTTAAGAACATGTGTATTTAAAGCAGTCCTATCTTTGTTGAATGATGGTAAGAAACGAACAATAACAGTTCCATTTCCATCTTTATCTTTACTAATCTTGTAGAATCTAGAATCGCTCTCAAACGCTGGTTTCGTTTTATACCTGTCTGGTGAAGCCGCTTCTTCTTCCATTTTCTTATACATTGATGCAAAATCCATTTTTCTTGACCTCTCTTGATTTTTCTTGAAACTATGCTGAGATAGTTGATTTTAAGCCTGAAATTTCACCTGCCTCATTGATAGACATATGAACTAGAGCACCTTTTTTCAAAGTTTCTGTTCTCTGAATTAACTTCATACGAAAGAATACTTTTCCTTTTGTAACCTTATAGATAGCAGTTACAAAATTTTTATTGTCATCCATTGAGTTGCGGACTCTATATTGTTTTGTAAATGTATTCCTTTCAGTTTCTTGAAAGCCTTTATCTAGAAGGTAAACTTTCAATTCTTTTAGTTCCATTACTTTATAACTCCTTCACTAAAGATATATAATTATAGTATAATCTTCTTAATATAACCTTAAGATTCTAGCGGTCGTCTTTTGATTAATTTTGTTTGTGCCTTTTCAAGTTGAACATAATATTCCTTCAAGAACTCATTATCAATAGTACAAGGAGAATCAATCAATCCTTCTATTTTAAGCTTCTCTATAAAAAAATCATTTCCAATAACTATTGGTTTACCACTTCTCCAATTTCTAAGAACAACCTCCACATCTCCAGCTGGATGTAGAAATGTCCACCATTCTTGATGTGCATTTTTAGAAGGTGTTTTTGACTTTAAACGATAAAGTTCCTTTGTTAACATACTTTCTCTCCAATTTTAATTTTCAACTCTTCAATAGAACATTCTCTCCAACAAGAATTACAAAACCAAACATACTTTCTACTACTATCTGGTTTTTGAAAGGATACTACTCCTAAACATTTTGGACAAAGATAAACTTCTCTTCTATCAATCTCAGATGAATTTTCAACATATAATAAGTTTCTCATTATTTTGCTCCTAGTTGCATTGCCATTTCTCTTAATTCAAGTACTCTTTCTAATGTATCGGTTTTCGTAATATCTTCTCTTACTTGTAAAAATCTTGGATGTGAAAGAGCATAATGCTCATTGTCTCTTCCTTTAGTTAAATCGTTGAATTGAACATCTATAATCTTTCCAATAAGCTCTTCTCTCCTGGAGTTAAAATCTTTTAGTTGAGCATCGCTAAATCCTGATGTTTGACCTTTAATAGTTCCTTCATCATTTTCAAATGTAATTGCTCCGAAGTAAGCTTCTCTCTTTGTACCTTTAGAGCCCTCTGTAAATCCAGTAATTCTAACTGAAGCGTCTATACAAAGTTTAAGTTTAAGTTGTGTTGCTGAAGTTCCATCTTTAAATGGTGTGTTCCAATCTTTAAGAATAGACCCTTCATAACCAGCAGTCATAAATTCAGAAGTCTTTTGTAGTGCTTCTTGGATATTTTTAACATTAAAAGTAGGAATAAGTTGGATATGGAAGTTATTTGATGGAAGTTCAAATTTTAATTCTTTAAGTCTTTGAATATATGGTACTCCAGATTTACCAGCTGACCATTCTTCTAACTTAATATAATCCCATAATTGAATATAAATTTTATCATGAGGTGGTGTATCTGAGTTCAAGAGTCCATTACCTTCACTTCTATCAGTAACTCCATCTACTAGTAGCTCACCCATATAAACACCATCTGATAGATTTGAAAATGACTCTGCTAAAATAGGAAAATATGATTCTTCTCCACTTCTAGAGAAAAACTTAACTGAACTTCCTTGAACTACTACAGACCTGAACGAACCGTCGGCCTTGAGTTGAATACAACTAGGAAAGTTAATCTTCTTTGCTGTCTTATCTGAATATACTCCACAGCGCATATACGGCAAGTCGACAATTAAATCTTTAAAAATTTTATTAATTTGTGTCTTACCAATATTAATCTTGAGGTCTCTATCTATAACTCTTCTCAATACTTCCGCATCTTCTTTTGTAAGTGAGAGCAACAACTCTTCCAACATCTCATGAGCAAAATTACCTGACCAGTTTCTAGAGGCAAATTCTTTTTCAAGGACATTAAGTGCTGAAGTTAAATTATTTTCATTCTTATATTCAGATTCATCAATATCTCTCACTCTTTTCAATGAAATGCCATAAGTATAAGATACAGTACAATAAGTCATTTTAAGAAGTCTTTTGAGTTGTTCATTAGTTGAGTATTTTTTAAGAACTTGAAGTTTATAGTTTGATGAGTTAGACTCATTTAGTTCGTTGATAATATTTAACATTTTTTAAGCCTTTACTAAAATATAATCATTTGGGTCAATTATAAAAACATAAGAACCAAAATCGTCTTTAGCTGTTATTACATATTCATTTGGAATAAACTCTTTATAATCTTCATAGAAGAATTCAGGATTAGTTCTTCTAATCTCCTCAAAAATCTCTTCTGGCGACATCAACTCTTCTAATTTTACATCTTTCATCTTTCGACTCCTTATCTTTTCTAAATCTTACCATAATTATATAGAAATAAACCTTATAATCAAATAAATAATTATAAAAAGGATTACTTTATGACTTTTGTTGAATTTGATGCCAAACTTCAAGAAGCTTTAAAAATAATTCAAAAAGCAAAAGATAAAGAAGGACCTTCCAATACATTTATATCAATTAAAAATTTTCATATTATAAAAAAAGAACATAATCAAGATAAAAGAGGCTCTAGTCCAGTGTCAAGAGAACATGTAATTTCAAAAGATGAATTTACTAGAATCTTTACTAAATTTTTAGATAATTTTTCTCCTAAAAACGGAGAATCTTATCATATTTTATATAGAAAGAATGGAATTGGTAAATATAATGATATTGTTACAACTATTAAAGGAAATATTATTAATATAGAAACAATTATCCAACATCAACGAACTTCGCCTGATAAATATTTTGCTAAACCGAGTGATAAAATTGCAATAATAGAAAACGTATCTTATTTTATAATAAATTAATATTCTTGACTTATTATAAAAGTCGCTGAGTTTCTATGAAATATATCTAACCATCTTTCTTTAGTATAGAATGTAATTGTTAACGATTCATCAAGTTCATCAGTTATAAAAATAACAGTTTCAGTTGGAGTTTTTGTAATGTTTAAAATATCTTTCTTTTCTATATTTAGCTCTTTTTTGATTTCTTTCCATTTTGAATACATCTTCTTCTCTCCTTCTTAAATCTTACATTAATTATATAGAAGATAACCTTAAAAACAAATTAAAAAGAAACTCCTCTCAATTTTAATGTCGTTGAACATTTAAGTCCTGAGGCTACATTATTTTCAATATACCTAGCAATTTCTTCTTTTGGTTGACCAAGTTCTAGCAATTTATTAAAATCTTTGAAAGCATACATATCTTTTTGATGTAATAAACATGAATAACCTTGTAGAGAATATTTTAAAGTTGATTTATCACCTGATTCATCAGCATCAAAAAGAAATACTAGTTTATAATCTTTAAATAAATTGATAACTTCTTTAGATAATGTTCTGCCTATAGCTCCTAAAATATTTGGCAAACCAGTTGACATAGCATCAAAAATTGATTCAGCAACATAAACAGTAGAACCTTTAGGTAAAGATAAACAATACATTAAATTCCAAACTTTATGATTGTCTCTAAAATTTTGGTTATGAAATCTTTTCTCATAAATAGACCTCATTTGCATACCATATACTAGATTTTGAGGCTTATCATACCACATCGGAATAACAATATCTCCAGACTCTTTGATAAATTTAAAATCTTGAATATCTTCTTCGGTAAAGCCTCTATTTAAAAGATAACAAACAGCTTCATCTGAAAGTTCTAATAAATCATATTCAGTATCTTCTAAAGAGCCATTTTTATTAATTGTATAGACGCCTCTAGAAAAGGTTTTTACTATTAAGTTATACTTAGGTACTATATTAGGTATTGTCTCTTGTTCTTGTGTTTGCTCGTTGTTGCTAAACACTGTTTTAATTTCTTTAGAATATGATGATTTTGAAAATGATTGAAGTTTTTCTTTTTTAATATCTAATTTATAATCGTTTGCATAAGCAGCATCTATCTGACTTAAGAAATTATAGAAAGAAATTCCTTCAGTTAGACAATTATGGCAATAATATATTGGAGCTTCTTTATCTAAAAGTACATATCCTCTTGCTTTGAATGATGAATGCCCTTCGTTACAAAGAGGACATTTAATGTTGATAAAAGTTGCTGAAGAAGATTTAATCGATGCATTTATCTTTTGAAGATATTTAACTGCAAGGTCTTTAGAGTTTGACAATATAGACTCTCCTTATCATGATATTTTATGAATTATAATTAAATATTGTTTAAAAGAAGATAAAGAGATGGAATTAACCATCTCTTTACTAGAAGATTTCTATTCTATTATTTGACTGAGGTCGCTCAACTTTCTTTCTTGATTTGAGATTAGTTGAAAATATTAAGTTTCCATTTGAGTTTATTGCAAATGTTGTTATTCCTGGAAGAGAATATGGCATTGATAGTCTCTGAGAGTAAGCATTATATCCTACTGGAGAATCCATCACTACCATTTTTTCTTGAATAACATGGCAATGCCAATGTCCACAAATAAAAATATCAAATGGTTTATTCATTGAAGAATCAACAGATGCTCTTTTTAGTCTAGCTCTTTCCCAAGAGTTTAGTGGTCCTGAAATTGCTTGACCTGTAAATTGAATAGCATCGCCATGTTCAAGTCTAAATCGTAAACCATTAATTGAAAAGTATAAAATATCAGAAGGTTGATTATATACAGTAACTGAAGAGTCTCTATCAAAATGCTTAGCAACATTATAGTATATAATTTTTTCAAGTGAATGATTATATCTATCTTCATTCTTCACATATTTATCTGCAATTAATCTTCCATGATTTCCAGATACTGAAGGAACAAATACTTTACCAAATGCTTTTTTCAACTTTTCTACCACCATAATGAGTATTTCAGAAGATTTAATAACTTGGTCGATGACAGTTAGTTCATTCGTTTCTTCTTTTCCATGCATAGCATTCTCAATAATATCTCCGCCAAGTATACATACAACACCATCATACTTATACTTAGAGAATTTATTGACATAAATATCAATAAAATCGTCAACTAAACTAAAGATTCTGTCTCTGGCAATAGTAACATTATATTCATTTACATAATTAATATCTGCTGGATTAACAACCGAGCCAATATGTAAATCAGATAAACAAATAACAGGAACAATGTTATCGTTGGTATCTTTTGTCTTTGAAATCCATTGTGGCAATTTTGAAAGGTCAATATTTCTACCATTGATATTATTAATTAAATCATGCAGATTATCAGCAAGATGGACTTCTTCTCTTGCTTCTTCTAATGCTCTTCTAAGAGACTTTATCTCTTCAGATTGTTTATAAATAGTCTTAGACTCTTGAGAAACTATATTATGTTTTGTGTTTTGTGTTTCTTCAAATTCTTCTGGAGACATCTCAGAAATAATATTTGCTCTCCAATTATAAGCAGTTCTTAATTTAATACCATATTTATTACAAAGAACAGTCATAAATTCAGTTTTTGGTATTGTGCCATTGTCTGAATCAAAGTAAGTTATTAATTCTTGTTTTTGTTGGTCAGTAAGTTCTTTATATGTCACAAATTTCCCTTTTATGTGAAAGTTTATAGGAGAGTTTAAACTCTCCTATAATTTTTATTTTCTAGCGAACTTCTTTTTAGGTTCAGGAACTACTTCTACCGGAACTACAGGTTCAATAACTTCTTCAACAGTAGCAGCTACTTCAGGCTCTTCTACTAGAAGAACTGGTTCAGGAACTTTTACTTCCTCAACAACTACAGGCGCAGAACCTTCTAAAACACAAATACCAGGAAAATATGCTAATAAAGCAACTCCTAATTTTGATGTTTCATCAATAAGTTCACCATCATGAAGTTCTCTCATTCCAAAAGTTGGAATTTGATATCCGCGAACTGGATGGTCTTGTCTAATTTTAATCATTCTTTTATTCCTTATCTTTTGTTACTAATTCAGCTCTTGCTGGAGTAATAACTTTTTTAAGTTCTCCTAAAGTATTTCTAAATTGTTTAGAACCTGATTTAGTATACTTAGTACCTAACTTATCTGCTTGAGCAACAATCTCTTTTGCCAATTCTACTACTCTGTTATAATTTTCCATACTTTTGTTTTCCTTTGAATTATTTATTTAATTGTTTCAACGATACCAGCGTCTGCTAGTAAATCGAAATACATTTCTTTTTCTGACTCTTCTGAAGGAGTAGCCTCTAACTGCTTACGAATATCTCTAATAACTTGATTGATGCATTTAGTGTTGAAACCTTCATCTTTCATTTCTTTGATAATATCTGATTTTTCTTCAGATAAAGTTTTGATATTCTTCTCTACTTTTTGCATAGATTGAATAAAACTGATAAGAAGTTCTTTAGTATCTGAGTTATTTAAATCAGCTACTTTCTTTTCTTTCTTAGCTTTAGCCATATAGTTATCCTTTCACTAGTTGGTATTTGTCTTGTAACATTAACAATAATTCATTAAATGTAATATCTGTGTTTGATTTTAAAATATCCATCATAACAACATTATCTTCTTCACCATTCCATTCTTTAATATATGTTCCTTCTTTATAACCATGGTCTTGTCTGAACTTATTCAAAGCATTTTTTCCAATATAAAGAGCATATAATTCATCAGTTGTGAATTGTAGCGCAATCATACAATTAAAGAATCCGTCAAAAACATTATCAAATTCATAATTTAAAGCACCACTCATCAATAATTTAGCACTTTCAATAGCACGTTTAGCATCTAAAGAACTACTATCACAAATATCTGAATCAACAAGATAAAAGTCATTTGCTAATTGTTCAAAGAATTCATCTTCCAAATCATCAAATGAAGCAATAATTTCCGACATCATAAAGTGCCAAATATCTACTAATTCAACTTTAGCATTTTCAAAATCATGTTTAGCTTCTATATTTTTCCAGTGTTTCCAATTAAAGCTATTGATTAGTTCCGAGGATTCTTGAATAATACAAAGCATCCAATCAATATCTCTTCCTTTATTTGTGGCTCCAGTCTTCCAATCAAGACCATTTGTCTCTTCGTTCAATCTTTTTTGAAGATTGAACATCTCCTTCATTTTATCTATATGGTTTTGCATACTTTCTCCCTTTGTCTTTTTTAAACTCTAAACTTAATTTTTTCTTTAATCATACCATTACACATAACCATAAAAGAAATACTTAGGAATGGAACATTTCTATTAATTGAATTTTGCATATCATTAATCAACATAATAATAGGAGCAATTGAATTGGTATCTGATATTAGTGTGAGGTAGTTAGCGCTTAACCAAGTTGTAAAATCAACTTGGTTCACCTTCTCAGATATCTTTGCTAGTTCCTCTAATTTACCACCATTGATAAATTCAAGAACCTCTTCATAGTTAGATGAATCGTCGGATTGTTTAAAAACTAGTTTTCCATTAATGACTGAAGTCTCTAATTTCAACATCATTGACCTGAATTTTGGAAAATGCGCTTTAAAATACATTTGAAGGTCTTGCATTTCATAATCAATGCCTTCAATATCTAATATTGCTTTAAGTCTTTTGAATGCTTTTAGAGCAACAATCTTCTTCTGCTCATCTGTAATATTGTTAAAATCTATCAAATTTAATCTAGTCATAAGAGGTTGAGAAATATTTGATAATGAATTGGTGGTAATAACCATATGAACATTTTGATTATAATTATCAATAACTGACTTCAATGAGTCTACAGCTGTAGATGTCATATCACCAATTTCTTCTAGAGAAACAATCTTCTTATCTCCCATCATTGAAAGATTCTGAGCAAAACCAACGACATCTTTCTTAATTACATCGAGGCCACGATTAATATTACAAGGAATTGACATAGTTTCAAAACCTAGTTTAATTGAAAGGACTTGAGCAATTGATGTCTTTCCAGTACCGCCTTGAATAGAGTATAGTATTAAATCTGGAAAATGCTTCTTTTCAATAAATCCATTCAACATAGACTCAATTTCTACCGAAACATTTAAGTCAAACACTTCTCTAGGACGATATCTTTCTGAAAGGTTTGCATCATCTAAATCTCTAGTTACTCGAACACCATCTACTTCTAAGATATCGTAAGTAGAACGTTTTTTATTCAGCTTACGATATGGAATGTTTGATTGAATAACTTTTACATTATCTTTCATGAAAAGTAGACCTGAAGGACATAATCAGTTAAAACATTAACAGGAATTTCAGATATATCTAAGTCTTCAAGAATACCCTCTACTCTATATCTTTGTAATCCTCTGAAGTAGATATGAGAGTTTATATCCATCCATTCAATGATATCTGATAGCTCAATTTCAATACCATCCGTTTCAATTCGTTTTTCAACAATTTGTCTTCCTAATGGCTTTGAATATGTATCATTATCAGTACACATTGCTGCAGCAAAAATAACAATATTCTCTTCAGGAACTCTTTCAAATCCAAGTGTCAAACCACCAAACTGTGATACTTCACCAGTAAATTTACTTCTTTGTCTTAAGTGTCTATATTCCATTTTTTTCTTCTCCCTTTTTATGAAATCTTTCAATAAGTATAGTATAACTATCCTTTAATCAACCTTAGTTAGAGGGATTTTAACCCTCTAACAGTTAATATACTATAACTTCTCTTCCTTTTTCTTCGGCCCATTTATTGAATCTCTCAATTAGAGCATCACCAAACAACCAAAGTGTATCGCCATGAGTAACCAAATCTTCAATTTCTTGAGGAGTCATAAATCCAACATAAGTATTTCTCAGAATTTGTTTAAAGTACTTCTCTTGATGTTCCATAAGTTTTTTGTTGTCTCTAGTATTTCCATAGTTACCAGATGAAACATCATGAATCATAAATTCAGTAATATCTGTCAAATGCACTTCATCACAAGAAAGAGTGATAATTGTTCCAGCTGAGCAAGCTTGGTCACAAAGAGCAACAGTTTTAGCTTTACATCTCTTCAAAGCATTTACAATTGAAATTGCAGCATATAAACTTCCACCAGGAGTATTGATATGAACATAAACAGTTTCGCCTTCTTTAGCACTGTTAATTGCTTTTAGCTCCGGCGAATAATTTGAAATATCATCAATCTCGTCAATAATATAAACATGAATATCATCACCATCTTTAATCACTCTACGATGGTCATCTTCAAAAGTCTCTCCAAGAATCATCTTCTTTAATTCTTCAATTGGTAGTTCCATATATTTTATCCTTTCTTATTCAAAAATGTCATTGACAAAAGATGTTAATTCGCTTCTCTGTATGTTCTGAAGATTGACGAACGACACTAATCTATTATTCTTAAGATGAGGAAATAATTTCTTATAACCTTCATTTCCTCTATTTGCACCATATGTTTGTTTAGTGTCCATTACAAGAACTAATTTTGAACCATTAGCCGATCTAGACATTACTTGCCTCAAAGCATCAACGTCCAGCAACTGTGCCTCGTCCACAATCATAATTTTCTTATTATATGAAAATCCTTGAATAGATTCAATAGCAATTGGTTGAAAATATTCATCAAATACCTTTTTTGCTACTTCATTATTCACGTCTTCTAGAGTATGATTAAACAAAAACTCTAAGTTTGATGTAAATCCAGCTAACCACTGAGACATTTTAGCATTTAAATCACCAGGCATAAATCCAAGTTCATATGCTTTACTAATTGGTCTATTTGGTCTTGTAAGAAGAATTTTATCATAAACTCTATGAGACTTATTTCCACCTACTCTTGCCAAGGCTCCCAACATAGAAATAAGAGTCTTACCAGAACCTATCTTTCCATGAATAACTGCTAATGGTGTATCTGTATTAAATACTGCATCAAAAGCAATTGCTTGTTCTGGATGTAAAAATCCAAATTGAAGTTTTCTTCCAGTTGATATATCTGAAATTCCTTTGAAATTTTTATTTCCATCTGGAACAAATGAATAATTATCAACTGTTCTTTTAAAAATTCTTAAATTGGCAGAACCATCTTCAGGAGTAAAAATAACATACTCATTCAAAGCTATTGGATTTTCTTTAAGTTGTTCTTCTAGAACTTCATCCAATTCAGGGTGTTGTAATTCATTTACTTTATTTAACATGTTATAATAAATTTCATCAGATACTTGAAGATATCTATATCCAATATACTTATCATCATATTCAATTTTATCGTTATTAAATAACTCAACATCATTAAATAAAGCAATAACAGAAGCACCCACATCATTTGAATATAGTTTACAGTTATTATCTTTTGCAGCTTTGACAATTTTCTCATCGTTTGTCTCTATATTTTTAGGAATATCAACAACTTTGAGTTTACCGCCGACAAACTGATCTTTAATCAGCTTAATCGCTTTTCTAGCTGGAAAAGAAAGGTCTGGATTTCTTTTCAACTTATCCAATTCAGCAAGTGTAATATATGGGAGAACTATTTCTATATCATCCCTTAATAATGCCTCAGGGTTATCCAAAAGTATATTTGTATCAAACACTACCTTTTGTTTTTCGTGCACATGCACTCCTTTCAAATCTTAAAATAAACTTAGTATATCTTGCATTTCTACTTTAGTTGAAATCTCTTTTTGCTGTACCTCCGTTATCTTTTTAGGTTTTTTAATTATTACTTTTTGAGTCTCTAGTTTTTCTCCAAGTTGTTTCATCAATTCTTTAAGTTCTTCTTTCCAAATATCTTTAATATCTTTTTCACTATAAAGTTTAAGTTCATCTTGTAACTCTGTTATCTTCTTCTTCAATTCATTTACTTTTTCGTCTGTAAATTGAAGAGCAGTTATTGAAAATAAGTATTCATAATCTGAATTAATTTTTTGATAATTAAATGAAAGAAGCTTCTCAATTAATTCACTTTTCTTTTGTTTAAGTGATATTTTTCCGGAGTTTACATCCTCTATGAAAGAAGCTTTGTTTTGAAGAGTTATGATTTCGCTTTCTAGTTGTTTAATCCTAAATTTCTTTCTGGTTCTATAACCTTGAAGACGTATATCAATATATCTATCAATAATCTGATAAATATCATCAAAGATAGTAATTTTATTATTTTCATCTAAAAGAGTATAATTTTCAGTTATAGTAGTTTTCAGCTTAAACATTGATAGAATTTCATCATACGACTTATTTTGAATAGCTGCTCTTGTTACTTTGACTTCAAAGAGAAAATTGTTCTTTTTTGACTTATCTTTAAATGACCTGATAATTCCTTGGTCTTCAAGCTCATTTAAAATTTTAATATATTTAGTTAAATCATAAGTAAAAGGAAGTTCAGTTATTTCAATTGTAGATGTATTCTGAACTTCTAAAGCCCCTATTACTGAAAATTGTTTTGTTGAAAGTTGAGTTATTTCTGTTTTAAAATCTTTAAATTTTGGAAGAAGTTCAGAAGTTTCTTTTTCATCAAGTTTATCAAAGATATATTGAATGATTTCTTTCGGGTCGCGCGGAATGATTTTATGTGCAAACCCTTGCCCGATGCCTTCGGAACCATTAACAGCAATAAGAGGTATAATAGGAAGAAAAAACTTATACTCAATTTCATCTCCTTCAAACTCTTGTTTTGTTAGAATATCTTCATCTTCTTTTCTGAAGATGAACTCCGATATTTTTGCTCTTCTTGCTTTTACATATCTTGAAGCTCCCGGTTCTTGTTCATCTCTATAACCGACATAACCTTCAGATTCTACTAAAGAGATGTTATTAGTACCAGCAAAGGATTGACACATGCCTTTCATAACACCTTCAAGAGAAATAGCACCATGTAGATATTGAGTTGCTCCGGCAGTATTATTTGCTAGAGCGTCTATCTTTTGGAACTCTTTAACATTTTTTAGATGATACACAATCTTTCTAGAAGATGGTTTTTGACCATCTATAAAAGATGCAATACTTCTATAATTATCATAAACACAATATGATGAATGTTTTTTATCTAAATGTTCAGTTATAAGCACAATTTCCTCACTCTCTTTTAAGTATTTAATTTATTTGTTTTAGATATTAAAAATATCAAATGATTTATCTTGAAGATACTCTTTTCTCTTATCTACAACATCTCCCATCCAATCTTCATATCGTAGTAGTGTTTCCTCACACCAGACAAGTGTTTCTATAAACGGCTCTATACCGTTACTAAATAACCATTCAAACTCTTGCTCTGTGATTGATGCCAGTCCCTTTTTATACTTGACATCATACTTCGACTTATCATTTTCACAAAAGGCATTATATGATTCTAAGTTTAAGAAGTATTTAAAAGGTTTTCCTGACTTATAAATTATAATTACTGGAGTTTGAAGAACCTTAAATCTCCCTTGTTGAATAAACTCTGGATAGTACTTCATGAAAAAGCTCATAGTCAAAGTTATAATTGAAAATCCATCTAAGTCAGCATCTGCTGCACAAAGAAGATATTCATATGTCGTTTTTAACTGAGACAAATCTTTACCAAGGTCAATTCCCATAATCTCTAACAAGTCCTTCAATTCTTGATTCTTTTTAATTTGCTGTATAGATGCTTTGAGACAATTAAGAGGTTTTCCTTTCAATGGATATGCTCCGAAGTAATCTCTTCCAGTACCAGCTAAGATACTCGCACCCGCCGAATTACCTTCACTTACGACTAAGTACTTATTCTCTATGATTGCTGGTTTATATTTATCAATTCTAATCTTCTTTACTGGTTTAACTAGATTTTCAAGAGACTTTCTATTTTCAAATTCTTCTTGAATTTTAAAAAGCTCAAGAACAGGTTCAATTAAATTAGTTTCCTTTACTATTTTTTTAGTAATTAAGTCCCAGTTTATAGTGGGAGATTCTAATTTTGTATAAGAATTGTTGCATTTAGTTTTTGTTTGGCTGCTCCATTTTAAATCTTTTCTATTTTTATAAACTACTATATATCCTAATCTATTTTTAAAATGTGAATTTGTTACTTTGCTAAATTTTTTTGATAAAGAATTCTTAAATCCTGAATTAATTCTATCAATAATATAGTTTAAAGCATCTCCTCCATCGCAAACATTCAACCCATTTATGAAATATGTGAAATTAAATTCATTTGAAGGATATATTGCAATATCTATTATATCATCAGAATAAAATTTAACAGCTTCATCAGAATAAAATTTTATATAGTCATCAAAAGAATTAGCTTTAATTTTAACACCATTAAAAGTAAATTGAATTTTTGGATAACATATAGACTGATTAATAAGATATGTATAAATAATATTTTGATGAATATTATCAAAATTGTCAACTTCAAATCTAGAGTAATCAGGTAAAAGTTTTATTTTTGTTCCATACTTTTTATTTTTTAAATCTAAAACTTCAAAACTAATATTTCTAGTGTTGTTATATGTTTTTAAATATCCAAGTGTATTATCTATACATCTAACTTCACAATATCCTTCAGTTGAAAGTATAAAAGCAGTAGCCCCACCAACACCATATGTGCCTTTATTACTATTATCTTTATCGTCTTTGAAATTCGAGCCAGCTTGTACATTTGTCAATGCAGTTACAAACATTGGAACATTATTTGTACCAAGTTTAGTAGGAATTCCTCTTCCGTTATCTTCAATAATAACATATTTATTATCCTCTATAATAACATCTATTTTATTTGCATAATCACCATGACATCTAATATTTTCGTCTATTGAATTATCTATAATCTCACACACAAACTTTATTAATGCTGGAACAAAATCAACTTCTTTTTGTATTATCTTATTATTTTCAAATATAGAAATTAAACTTTTATTTAAAAAAGTGCTACCATAATATAGTTCAGTTCTTAGTAATGTATAATCTATATGATTATCTATATGAATTATTTCATTTTCTTTATAGTTCATTTTTTTCCTTAATTATTTGTTTTAAAATTCTTGATGATATTGGATAATTTATTGAATCTAAATATTCTAAAGATAGATTTAATAATTCTGAAATAATATTACAATATTTATTATGAATATTGTTAAAATAACATTCAGTTTTACCTTCAAAATCTAAGTCTGAAATTTCTCTATTTAATCTATTAGTATCATGAATAAACTTTTCAATAATTGAACATTCTAACATTGAAAATGAATATTCATATTTTTCTAAAATTTTAAATTCCTTTGAAATTCCTTTATATCTTGATTCAACATCATATTTAGTTATACCGACTTTATAAAAAATAAAGTCATTATATTGAAATGTTATAAAGTACAGTTTACCTTGTATATTTTTCTCACATAAGTAATGTTTAATCCAGTCTTTTCCTTGATTCTTCATAAACAATTCTTTAATATTATGTACTTTTTTAAATTTCAATTTTAAATCTGACATATCTATAATTAAATCATCTCTAATATCAAATAAACTTTTATCATCAGTATATAAAATATAAAAGTTATTATTTCTATAAATAACTGCGGTTATACAAGTATCAATAAATGAAACTATATCCTCTACATTAAACTTCTTTTCTGAGTTACCTATAACAACATATTCAATTTTTAATTCATCATCAAAAATATTTCCAAAATAGTCATTATAATCATCATCCTGAAACATTTTAAAATTTTTCTTAAATGCATCAACCATTGATTGTTGTTCATTATTATTTAAAATCAATTCTATAAGTTTTGTCTGACATTTATAAAAATTTATCTCATTATCTTTAGTAAAAATGTTTGAATCTATTAATTTTAATAAAATATATTCATAATTCTTCAATGAATCAATCTTTATATTAAAATATTCATTTATGAAATTCTTGATGTAAATATTTCTATTTTTAATCTTTTTAAATTCGTTATATTTTTTCTTTAAAAATTTCTTTGAACAATTATACATTTCACATCATACCTTTTGATTTGATAAATTTCTAGCTATCAGAAATGCTTCAAACAAATCAGTTTTCTTGTTTTTAATTTTATGTCTTTTATATTC